GATGTAAATGATAACGCTGAAAGAAGCGAAAAATTATCTGAGAGTGGATTACGATGAGGACGACAGGTTGATTCAGAATCTGCTGCTTACAGCTAAAAATCTGGTAATGGACGTTGGCAGAATGGACGAGGATGCTTTTGCCAGAAATGAAGATACGGTGCGGACAGCGATGCTTTTCGCACTTGGTTATCTTTATGAAAACAGAAGTAATCCCGATTATCAAAAGCTAACGCTGAATCTCAGGTCAATTCTGTTTGCACAGAGAGAGGGCGTGATGTAATGGAAATCGGAAATCTGAATCAGAGAATTACCATTCTGGAACACAGAACTGTTATTGACGAGATCAGCAACCATATCACCAAATGGGAAGAAACATTCTCCCTGTGGGCAAATGTGACCGTGAAAACAGCAAGTGAAACCACTGATGCAGGAATAACCAAAGAGGTACAGAAGCTTGAATTTCTCGTTCGTCAAAGCCCTGCATCACTGAACATCAACAGCACCAATTTCCGTATACTGTTCCGAAACAGTATCTACAACATCACAGGAATTATTCCCCTTTATGACCACAACGATTACCTGAAAATTGAGGGAGAAACAAGAAAGGCAGGTGTCCCCGATGACTTCAATTGATAATATGGCTGCTGAAATCATGAAAGGTCTGACGGAATACGCCGACCTTGCAAATGAAAGCATGAAAAAGGCTGTAAAGAAAACTGCCACAGAGGTAAAAAAAGAAATCTCCGCCAATGCACCAAAGGACACCGGTGCTTACGCAAAAAGCTGGGCAGTTAAAAAGACAAAGGA